GGGACCCGATTCTTCTTTATGGGTCTTTGGAACAACATTGACAGCATCAAATCGGTGGACGGAGTAGACATCTGCTGGGTCGAGGAGGCCAATACGGTCTCTGACGTCTCGTGGCAGAAGCTAATCCCCACCATTCGTAAGAAAGGCAGTGAGGTTTGGGCGTCATTTAACCCAGAACTCAAGGATGACGCGGTATATCAGCGGTTTGTCATCAATACCCCACCGGACGCCGTGGTACGCAAGGTCTCATGGCGCGATAACCCGTGGTTCCCAGACGAACTAATGCGGGAGATGGAGCACCAGAAGCGCGTAGACTACGAATTGTACAAGCACGTGTGGGAAGGTGAGCTGAAATCATACGCTGACGGGGCTATTTACGACAGACAGCTCCGAAAAGCACGCAAGGATGGTCGCATTACGTCAATACCGATCTCTGAGGCCCTCGAGGTGCATACCTTCTGGGATTTGGGTCGAAACGACAGTACGGCTATTTGGTTTATGCAGGCTTTCGGGCACGAGCACCGCTTCGTGGACTACTACGAGGCTACAGGCGCTCCGCTGGACCATTATATCCGCGTCCTGAAGGATAAGGGGTACAACTATGGTAACCACTATCTGCCTCATGACGTTGTTGTGGACGAGCTGTCCTCCAACCGAGGGTCCAGAAAGGACATCTTGGTTTCCGGGGGTATCCGTCCAATTAAAGTGGTCAAGCGCATCCCGCGCATCGAGGAAGGCATCCAGAAGACTCGAGAAGCGTTCTCAAGCTGCTGGTTTGACGAAAAGCGGTGTGAGCGTGGTCTTGATGCCCTCGCCAACTACCAATACAAGTGGAACGAAGAGACTAACACACGCTCTTTGCAGCCACTACACAACTGGGCCTCTAACGGAGCTGACGCTTTCCGACAGTACGCTCAGGGCTTCAAAGGAACCAGAGAGCTAGACTTCTCTGAGTTTAAACCCAACCCTAAAGTCTTCGAGTGAGCCAGCGAGCGGCAACCGCGAAGCACGAAAGGAACCCTAGATGAAACTTGTCAAGATACTAGAAAGTCAGGTTACTGAGTCTGATAGCGCCCTCACAGGTGCTAATAACCAGATTCAGCGTAACCTAGAGTATTACTCGCTCCAGCCTATGGGCAACGAGCAGAAGGGTCGATCACATTACGTGTCGCCCGACGTACATGATTATGTTGAGTCTAAGAAGGCTCTTTTCAGTCAAACCTTCCTGTCCAACCGGGATGCGGTTAAGTTCCTCCCCACAGGCTCTGTAGGGGCGCAGGAGGCGGTTTCTAAGACAGCCTATGTCAACACCGTCCTTAACCGTAACAACAAGGAGAAGCTGTTTCACGACCTGTGGCACGATGCTTTCCTATCCAAGCGTGGTGTACTGCTCTGTGAGTGGGTGCCGGACACGGAAGAGGAAGTAATAGAGATACCCCAGCCGATTACGCAGGAGATGCTCTACGCCCAGTTTGCAGGTGAACAGAACATTGTCGACATTGACACCAGCCGAGCAGCCATAACTCTGCTGCCTACGGTTGGTGAAGACGGAATTCCCCGCGAAGTAGTTACCCTCTCCGGGCCGGTGACGGTCATACGAGCTGCTGGTGACTTCGACTTCACGGTATGCGCGCCGGAAGAATACTTCCGCGATCCTGTGGCCGATGACCTAGATGAAGCAATGTGGGCCACCTACAGAGAAGACGTACCACGGGGAACCCTGATTAAGAAAGGCTACGACCCAGAGCTGCTCTCAGGCAGCAGGGCGCTAAGCATGGAGCGCAACAGCGAGGTACACCATAGCCGAACCTCACACGATGGTTCCTATGTGTCCAAGCACAGCACCAACGGCAGGGCAGACGATCAAGAGCTGCTGAGCCTGTACAAGACGTGGACTTGGATAGACTTATCCGAGGTCGGCGCTGAGTACGGTGAATTCGCTCCAGAGATGAAGTTATATGAAATCCACTGGTTAGAAGGCCAGGTTCTATCCTACGCTGACGGCACACCTGCCATCAAAGAAGTAGAGAAGATGCCTTTCTTCGAGTGGTCGGAGCTGCGTATCTCCCACACTGCCAACGGCATGTGCGGAGCGGACGTCGTATCGCATAGCCAGAAGGTTAACAGTAACCTCAAGCGGGCTATCATCGACAACCAGAACATCCGTAATAACTCACGCTTTGAGGCTGTGTACGATAACCTCCTCAATCCGCGTGACTTGATTGACAACAGCACTGGCGGTGTCATCTTTACAGAGGCTATGGGCAGCGTTGCACCACTTGCGACCCCTGAGCTATCTCCCCTGACGTTTAACGTCCTCGAGATGATGAAGTACGATACCGAAGCCCGTAGCGGCTTGTCAGCACTAACCAAGGGCATGAACACCGACGTACTGAGCAATCAGAACGCGGCAGACATGGTCGAGCGCCTCACCAACGCTGCAGGTAGCCGTCCGGCTGCTGATGCACGGTCCTTCGCTCAGACCTTCCTTGTACCGCTGTTCAAGTACATCGTGGAGTGTGCTAAGAAGTATGACCCGTCTCAGGATGTCACTGAGAAGGCCGGTATGCAGATTCCTGTGGTACCGTCCATGTGGCAAGGCAATAAGGATAGCCTACAGGTAGCTGTAGCCCTTACGCCTGAAGAAGCTGAGGCACACGCTCAGAAGCTCATGACTATGCACCAGCTCCTCGCTATGGACGAGGTAGTAGGCCAGCTATACGGTCCTGAGCAGCGGCACGCCCTTCTGGACGAAGTATTTGACTCGCTAGGCATCAAAGACGCATCTATGTACATGATGAGTCCTGCCGATGAGCGCGTACAGATACAGAACGCTCAGATGCAAGAAGCTCAGCAGATGATCCAGCAGCTACAAGGCCAGCTGGAAAGTGTGCAGAACTGGGTGCTGGAGCAGCAGGTGGCTCAGGGATGGGCTGCAATCAATAACTCAATGATGGACAAGATGGAAGACAACGTCCGCGCTGACCGCGAACTCGCTGTAGAGACACGTCAGGGTGACCGTGAGTTGGACATCAAGTCCAAGAAAGGTATGTAATATGGTGACCTATACGTTATGGCTGTTTCTCGTGCTAGACACGGGGCAGTTCTCAGTGATGAAAAGCCTGACATTCAGTCAGGAGCGTAGCTGTGAGCATGCAGCCATGCGTATGGTCAACTCAGAGCCTACCGGCGTCAAGCGCATTGCCGCCATTTGCAAGAAGAAAGTAGAAGTATAAACCCGGCCCTCCGGGGCCTCAACTAAGAGAGTGAGAGATGTCAGACGACAATTATAGTTACGAAGAAGTAATCAGAGTAGGACAGGAAGCACAGAACATCCTACAAAACCCAGTCTTTGGGATGGCCTACGGGGCTGTCCTTGAGGATCTCCAGAAGCGGTTCTTCGAGACCGAACCGGGCCATACCCGGAGTTTGGAGGAGTTACGGCGAGAAGGGAATGCGTTAGCCAAGGTGATTGGTAACCTGAACCGTGCCGTCGTAACAGCACAGCAGATCATCGCAACACAGAGAGGTGAGTAATGAGCGACGATACTAGCGAAATCCGTGGCGAGTTCATGGAGCGATTTGCACAAGAACGTGGCGAATCATACGTAGAGCCAACCCCAGAAGCGATCGAGGAGCCTGTAGCAGGTGACCCAGAGGTCGTGGAGGAGTCCCTTGAGGACGTAATAGAGGACGGTGACGACAACGCCGTTGACATGGAAGGCGAGCTTGACCCAGACGCAGAAGCCGAAGAAGGTGACCCTGCTGAAGAAGAGACGCCTGAAGTAAGCGCAGAGTACATGGAGCTTGAGGAGAAGTACAAGTCCCTCGAGAAAGAGTTCTCTCGCGTAACCGAGAACCGCAGAGCAATCGAGGCGGGTCTTGAGGAGCAAGTGGTGGAATACACTGAAGCCAACATGAGCCTCAAAGACAAGCTCGAAGAAGTAGAGCAATACTCGGAATACTTTGCTGGAATGGCTAACCAGCAGTTACAGCAGCTGTCGCAGGTTAATCCTGCTACGTTGACACAGGAGCAGTTCGGGCAGTACCAACAAGCGTACCAAGCCGCCCAGTTACAAGCAGCACAATACAGCCAGTTAATGGAACAGTTTCGCACGGAACGCGAAAGCAAAATGGCCGAGCAGAAAGAAAGAGAAGCCAAGATTGCTAAGGAGCGTCTGAAAATACGCATTCCAGACTGGTCAAGTGAGAAATATCGGGCACTTGGTGAAGTCGCTAAGGATTACGGATACTCTGAGAAGGAGTTCTTTGATTCTACGGACCACCGCCTAATCGTACTCCTCAATGAAGTAGCTGCCAGCAAGGATGCTGCCAAAGTTGTCGAGAAAAGGGTCGCAAAGACCAAACCTAAACCGCCGAAGTCCGCTACAGCGAGACCTGCAGAGCGTAATGCTCTGGGACAGTACCAGAAAGCATCTCGTGAGTTTAACGAGGTCAAACCCGGTACCAAGGGTACATTCGCTGCCATGAAGGCTGCTCAACTCCGAGCAGAGCGCGAAGGCAAGTAAAAACCTCTCTATCTTAAGGAATATTAGCAATGGCTAAGTTTGATTCATACACACAGATCGCGCAGGCTGAAGACGTACAAGACGCCATCTACCGCATCTCACCCGTAGACGCTCCCGTAGTTTCTATGATTAAAACCCTCCGAGCTACTGGTAAAATCCACGAGTGGCATCAACATTCACTGACAGCTGCTGGCACTAACAAGGCAGTTGAAGGTGCAGACGCTCCGGCTGACAGCTCAACGGCTGTAACCAACAAGAGCAACTACTGCCAGATCATGACCAAGGTCGCAGAGATCGCTGGTACTCTGGAAGCAGTTGACAAGTATGGCCGTGACTCTGAAATGGCTTTCCAACTCGAGCGCATCTACGGCGAGCTGGCTAACGACGAAGAATTCGCAGTCGTTGGTTCACAGCAGGCTGGCGCAGCTGGTACTACCGCTGTTGCTCGTGAGATGATCTCTTTCCTTCCTCAGTTGGACGCTTCTGTCAAGAAGGCTTCTGTAACTGCTACTGACGGCGAAGATCAGATCCTCGCTGCTCACCAAGCATGCTACGAAGCTGGCGGCAAGCCGAACACTCTGGTTGTTTCACCTGCTGGTTCACTGATCGTAGCTGACTTCGCTAAGGCTTCTGGCCGTAACCGCGACATCCGCAACGAGAAGTCAGTGTACAACGTAGTTGACCTGTACGTTTCTCCCTTCGGTGAGCTTGACGTAGTTATCGACCGCAACATCGAGTCTGACGTTGCTCTGGGTCTTGACCCTGAGTACGCTGCAACTTGCGTATTGCGTCCTACTACTGATTGGGAACTTGCCAAGGTTGGCGACTCTATGCGTCGTCAGGTTCTGCGTGAGAGCACTCTTGCCGTATTGAACGACAAGGCTCACTTCGCAGTAACTTCTTTTGACGCTACCGTCTAATCTAATCCCCTAACGGGGCTTACCCGACAGCCCAAAGCTATCCGTAGCGAGTAAGCACCCCTCAGAGGCTCTCAATGGGCTTCTGAGGGCTTTTAAGAGTATCCTAGTGCGATGGCATAGGGTGCTCCTAGAAGCCCTCACAGGGCGTTACACGGCCTCTATGGCCCTTCACGAGAGAGAGTGACATGACTGAGAAGAAAACCGACAAGAAAGACGAATATATTGCCCAGTTGGAGGCTGATTTGGCGTTCTACAAGGGCTTGATGGATACTGTACGTAAAAAGTGCCGTGCATTACCCGACGTAGGGGACGCACTGTTCGGCGTTATCCGTCATTATCAACGCAAGCTGAAGGAGGAGGCCAGCCGATGAGCGAGAAGCTGCTTAAGAACTACGGTAACACGTGGACAGGCTTCAAATCAGAGGATGGGAAGCACTACAGGACTACCCACGGCGACTTTCAGGACATTATCGACCGTAAAGACAAGATAGCCGAGGCTCAGGCCGGGAAGCGCGAAGGATTGCAGCACGTTGCCTCGATCCCGCTCCCGATCCTTGAAGACTGGCTAATCAAGCACAACTACACGATGCACGATTTCAGCATCAACGCTGGCGGTGACAAGAATCACCCCGATCCCACCAAGGGCGGCGTAAAGGACAAGTTCTTGAAGTATTTCATGTCCCGCGACTTCTCTAAATTCCACAGCCAGCACGTAACAACGAAACGAGACCGTGGCTTTAGCGCGGGAGGAATCTACTTAGGAGATAAGTAATGGCACTAACTAACCTTGGGGAGCTGAAAGCCTCCATAGCTGACTGGATCAACCGGGAGGACTTGACGTCCGTTATTCCCGAGTTCATCAAGATCGCTGAGGTACGCATCAACGACGACCACAGGTCAAACGTGGCTTCCAACGAGGTAGCGTTAGAGGCTGGCCTACCCTTTGCCCTTCAGCAGAACCCGGTCGATCTGGGCCTTGGGGACATTCTGGTGGGTGAGGTAGAGACCGTTATAGTCAACGGCAACGTCATTCCTTACGTAACACTGGAGACGTACAACAAGGAAAAGAAGGAATCTACGTACAAGGACGGATGCTACACCGTACGTGAAGGCCAAGTATTCTACTCTGGGTTCGCTGAGCCGTACGAGGCTGCGCCGACGTCTGGAGACGATGTGGACTTCCGTTTGTACTACAACAACAACGACTCCAAATTTGACTTGGCTAACGATAGCTCTACCACCCCGTTCTTCCTTGAGAACCCCAGCGCGTACCTGTACGCTGCCTTGGTGGAGGCTTCGGTCTACCTGCGCGATATGGAAGGCGTTCAGATATACCAAGCACGTTACGACGAGCTAATGGACAAAGTATTTAAAGCATTTAAGCGGTCTAAGGTCTCCGGCGGCATGTCCGTAGGAAGCGTAGGCGGCGACAACTACTTCGATAGGAGCTACTAATGGCTACAGGATTCACAGGACTGGACAACACGGTCCCAGCAGATACAGCGTTTATCGGTGACGGCGCTAGTGAGATACGTGCAGTAAAGGACGCACTCATTACCGTATTCCCTGACGTAAACGGCGCTATCACCAAGCCTAGCGATTACGGCCCCACTCCGGGCAACACAAGCCCGACAGAGGCCGACTACGCTCAGCTATTCACTGACATGGACGCTCTGGTTAGCCCCACAACGACCAACAGCCCGGTTATCCCACAGGGTATGGTTACTATGTGGAACGGCGACACGACCAACACGTCGCTAATCACGGCCCTGAACGACAAAGGCTGGTTCCTTTGCGTAGGCGGCACGGCACCTAACGGCTTCACCATCCCGAACCTCCAAGACAAGTTCGTCAAGGGTTGGGGCGCTCAGATCGTAGGAGCTACTGGTGGCGGCGGTGATTCACGTACCGGGAAGGCTGTCGTTACGGGCACCACGGACAACAAGTCAATAGCCAAGAACGTACTCATTGACGAAGATAACATCCCGCAGCACTCTCACTTTACGGTTGTCAACCAGAACCTAGAGAGCGACGACGTCATTGATGCTAGTAACTCCATGCGGGTTGAGTTCACACCTGACGACGTAGACGGCGGTTACTTGCTACGGGCGGCTACCTCCGGTACTCCTAACAT